ATCTTGTGACAGGTAGGCAGCAGTGCGAAACTCAAGCTGCGCAAAGTCAGCTTCCATAATCTTGCCGCCATCAAATCGTGACACAAATACTTTCTTCACAGGAAACGTGCCGCCACGTGGCATGTTCTGCATGTTAGGGTCTGCTCCACTAAACCTACCAGTAGCAGTTCTGTGCTGTAGCAATCTTACGTGTAGCTTGCCATCTTTCTTTGTGTGTGTTTTTATACCGTCAACAAAGGATGACAAGTATGTATCCAAAGCAGACAGACGCTGCAAATCATTTAAGAATTGTTCAGCTTCATAGAAGCCACTTTTCTTTGCAGAGTTAGCTAATATATCTAGCATCTTTTTATTTGTGCTAAATCCATGTGCGCTTACCCATTTAGCACTAGGTGCTTTAAACTTTAGT